CGGCTTTCGCCAACTAACGCTCCAACCTAACCCCTCAATCGGTTGTAGCGCGCCCAACAGTGGTGGAAACAGTCATGCCAAGCAGCGTTGTGCTGGATCAGCACAGCACGCAACACTAACTCAGTGCATGAAGTTCCCAACACTGTCCACGACTGGCATAATATTCTCCTGTGCCCAGCCAACTGCTTTTGTAACTGCCTGACTGACAGTCTTAACCGTCTTTAATGCTGGTGAAATGAGACTAATGGCTCCAGATATAACGGCCATTAGCCCACCCAAGAAGTTCATGCTTGGTGGGTAACTATGAGGTGCGGTCTTTGAAAAAGCGAAAAACGTTTGTGTTGCTGTTTCATCAGATGCGGGTGTTGGACGCATCATAACAGCTAGTGGATTATCATCAGTGACACTAGTCACCCCCTCATAGTAACGGCACATCTTAAGAAGTGGTTGCGCGGCATAAGAAATACCGCGCACCGCAATTACATAAGTGGCCATGTTTAAGTCAATGACATCAGGTTCACCTCCTGATGCCGTTAATGCGGTTTGTTCGGAATCGCCCTTGAAGAGAGCTTTGATTGGTGCTAAATTAATCCAATCCTTAAGGCTAAACACCGGCTGTGCGATGTGTCTTACCATGTAGATTCCGTTTTGGTCTTTCATCAGGCCCGCGCAAAACTTCGGGTCTACTTGCACTAATGACCTGGTATTGATATTTGGGGCTGACCATGCTGTCGCTCTAAGCAGAGTGCCCCCAGTAGGATCAGTCGCGGTAACTTGTGCGTACCCAGTGATGACAAGGGTAGTGTTCCATTCAAAATCGAAAGTGTTACCCGTGTTATTCATGAAGAATAGCGCTTTTGGTGCACCTGTCGCAGGTTTGTATACCCCGACATTCAACGGGATGTTGGTTCCATAATTAATGGTGCCGTGTGACCAAGACGCTCCGCTATCCAACTTGGAATAGTACGTTCCGGTGTATGGCGCTGCAACAGTTGGGGTCATTTGGTAATTCCCACCGGTGGTTGTGGCTTGTGCTAACAAAATAGTAGCAAAGGATGATACCATGTCGCCATTAGCACCCTGCATTTGAAAATGCGTCGGCACGGGGTACGTGTCTGGTGCACCGAAATCAAAAGTGACCGTGAACGCAACTCTCTGCGTCAACGTGGACAGTGTGACGTTGTCATTTGGGAATTGTGCGCTGACTATAGTCCCCTGGTCCCACAGTGTCGGCGTGTTATGCATAAGGACAATACCATCTCCGATCATCCGTCCTTGAGAAAATATAGTGCTTTGCCCAGATGCAGCATTATAACCCAGATTAGCAGCGGTGTAGACCACATTACTAAAATAGAACTCTCCGTCAACATTAGCCCATTTGGGGTACACAATGCCTTCAGCATCATTATATGCTCGCCATATTTCGGCTTGTTGCGCATCGGTCGGTTCTTGATTCGTTCGCGATGCAATCAATATTGCGCAAATTCTGAAGCACGGGGGTGATACCAGCCACAGGCCCCAATTCTGGGTCGAATTCGAACTGCTCGACTCCGCACTCCAAGGAGGTATGATGGTCTCCACTCCTCTGAACGGCCAGAGGCCGCTCAGCGCGACTGCGCCGTCCGTCGGTCGACCGTCGCCTGCTAGTGGTTTCTCCTCGGCGCCACATGGATTGAGTGCTATCATAAGGAACGCTTCTCCATCCGGGCTTATCGCTTCTGGTTCCGTGGCGTATTTTATGACATCCCGAGCAATCGCAGCGCTCGCTCCATGAAACCCAAGCGTTCTCTGCCCACCAAAATTCCTGATTTTCTGTTGGCGCATGGCAGCGGCCTGCTTCCTGCTCGCTCTGGTTTCCACTCGATTCTCCACGTTCTCCACGATCTTCTCTACTTCCTTCGCAGCAGCGTTGTGGCGTACTGGAGTACGTTTTGCGCTCCGGGTCGTTTTCTTGGAATTCGGCATGGTGATTTAAATATGTATAAACTGGTGGTATTTCAATGGGTGCGGTGTCTAGTGCCCTTTTATAATCCAAAGCTCTTTTAACAAGCCTAGCGTACTCTACTTCTTTACGTACAATATTGTAATCCGACTCGTTAGGTGGTCCTCTACGCTCTACGCGCGCCTTGTGGCAAGCAAATTGTGACAGGTAAAATTCAAATAATGGCGAACCAGGGGTCTCCTTCAAAATGCTACTATACTGTTGTAGCGTCGTGTGTTTTGATATCCACGGATCGCGCACTATGTCGCAAAGATCAACTATATATTGTGTGGGCGGTCTAACTGGTAATCGATCCACTGCTCTAACGCGTTCTCCTTCCTCTTCCAAAGCTTTAGTTTTACAACAACAAAACATTTGTCTGTATTTTCTTGAGCACACCCCGGAAGGGTATTAGAATATAAGGTTTGAGCAAATGACACTGTCATACTCCATCTGTTGCCCGTAAGTCACTCGCGGGTTCAACGATATTTTAAGTCCTCTCTCGATAGCAATCTGCTCCTCTGGTGCGATCCCCCAAGCTTCGTAGTAGGACATTCGGGTCTCATCATCAATAACCGCGTCCTCGCCGCTGGCCCAGTACCTTTGCCGCGTGTAACTAATGTACCTCTTCCTGGTAATATCCATCATCTTGCCGTGTGGCGCCGCGCGAACGAGCGCTTTACCCAATGCGTAACCAATAGGCAAACCATAGTTTATTGCCTGCTCACCCTTTCCAAGCGAAAACAGGTAGTCCTTTCTTTTCGCCTTGGAAAACTTCGTAACCGACCATCCCACACGTCCCAATATCCTATCTGGGGCCCGTGCCAGGATCCAGCCATATTTGGTTTTAACTGGTCTGGTCTGACAATAATCCATCTGGCTAAAATCATCAGTCATTTCAAACTTCATATTAAACCCGAAACGTTTGAATATGGATATGTCCCGTGCCCTAACCACATCACTACGCTCAATCATGACCACGCTATCATCGCCATTGACGCTCATGCTGTATTTGGTGATGCCCACGACCTTCAGGTATGATGTAATCATGGCGAACATTATCAGGCTATTTCCGAGGCCGGTGTCCATATGTCCGCTCATTCTGGTTCCGTGTGTTTTGAACCTGATGCCCCCCGCAGTGAAGCCATAATTAGTTATGGTATGCTGCCACAGCCATGCGACGTACTTGCGCTGTTTGGGCAGTTGTAATAGTCTCGGGTACCATTTAGCGACGGATTTAAGCATCAGGTCAGATACATGCGCGTCAAACTTGCTGGCGTCCAGCAGCAAGTATACTGGATCAAGGAAGTTGCTTTTCTTCCTAACCATATCTTCGGCTATTTCATGTAGGTTGCCACCCTTCCCGAATATCTTGGTTCCGTATTTGTCCTGCAGTGAATAGATATCCAATTCCACCGCGTGCGTGAATCGCCCCATTTCAAGGGCGCCGGTCTCTTTCATGTACTGTATTAAACGGCTGGCTTTGCTTATGTCTTTAGTGTTTTCCTTGTCTGCTTTAACAAACCCCTTATTCATGAAGTCCTTATGATTTAGGCTGCGAGTCTTCAACTCAGTCATTGCCTTAGCATATCGCCTCCTATACCTACCTGAGTATTGGTTCACCACTTGTTGTCTACTCTTCAGAATATAATCTCGTCGTAATTTCTCGCCATTCGGCATCACGTGCTCAAATAGAGAATCCAAAGCAACATCAATATGATGTTGCACATCTTTGTCCACTTTTGGAGTGTCCATTTGGTGTCTGAATTTCAACGCAAGTAGTTCATTGCACCAACAACCATTGTGCGTATATGTTAGCGGTAGGTCGCCACGGTTCATCTTAACATAGGGATACATCCTATTTTTAAAGGAGTTGCAGACTCCGTCTTCAAACCCAGGTGGCAATTTAAACCACGATCTCATCCTGGGTTGGTATTTTCGATGTTTGAAGAACGGTGATAGACATAAGCCGGCCAGCCCGAGTTCCTACTCGGTTGATGCGTACAGTTTCGCATCACGCCGCCAAAAGGCCCACCACTTGGGTGGGACAATCCCGTCCTTGATGTTGCTGTTCCAAAGCTCAGTGCGCATGGCCGCACTGTGTGTGATGTGCTTGGACCAACGCGACAAACTTCCTGCTGTTGGAACCATCGCAGCAAAGATTGTGGCCTCCATAATCTCAGCAACTAACAAAGCATCCAAGTGCGACGACTTAAAGTTCCTCATGAATTTAGTCGCCTCAGTGCGAAGTGCGGCGAGAGTGTCTTTCGTCACCGGACGCGTAGCCATGTACATCCTCAACACGCCGTAGAGCTCAAAGTCCACGTGTTTAATATCATAGGCGGTTCTTTTTATATTACGATTGATCTTTATTATTTTGAACGGCCGCCTGTCGTTTTGATCATAACCCAGAACACCATAGGTCGCACTGGGTCCAGCATACGCTGGTTTTATGTTGGTCTCACCTACCAACTCGTAATAATCCTCTCCATCCTTATTTTCAACCAACTTCCAGGTGCAGTTCTGGTGAGCCAGACTAGGCGTAAACTGGTCACGGAACACATCGCCAGACGCTGTTAACACGCCCGGTAGATGCCGCACCATGGTTATGGCCCCAATGCCCCCGAAATCCTCAGCGATCACTCCGGCTTCTTTGATTATGTCATACTTTTGGTCGATACCCCTCAAGTACTGCAAGTGTTGTAATTTTTCCTCAATGCTGACATCACGCAAGCTAACATCATCCAGCTCTGGTCCCGGCGGTGGCAGGCCCGGACCATCATCATCATCGTCGCTGGAACCACCTCTGCTCTCATCATCTTTCTCCCGTGGTTTCGGTGGTATCTTAGTTTCCTCACTGGTTTGGTCGTTTTTGAAATTTGACTTACCAGAATCTTTCCGTTCAGTGTTTCTCTTAGCACGGTTTTCCTCCGGGTCAGGTTTTGGTGGTTCAGTGTCGCGATTCGCGTCACTCGATGGTGGCGAACCTTTCTCCTCCCTCTCGAAGCGCGGCGTTGACGCTCTCTCGTCCGAACCGCTCGTAGACGGCATCCCTGTAGGCTGGTGTGGCTTCTCTCCAAACTCGTCGAATTTTCGCTCGTTCGGCGTCACTGGTTGCACGTACCAACCAAAGGCCAAATCTTGTAGCGTTGTGTTCGAGATTTGTACCTCGACGCGTTCTCCTGGTCTGAGTATCCCATCCTGCTTTCTGGTGAATTCTTCCGAACTCTGATAGCTCTCCTCCTTCCGTGTACTCTCTTCTGAGGAAGTAGTATGCGGTTCGTTCGGCTGTCTCGTATCCGAATCTCGTTCGGACGTACCGCATGGTTCGG